CTGGCCACCGCTGGTATTGTCAACCGGCTGGTTGATCTGGAAAACAACAACCGATCTCATTTGCCCGATGCCGAACGTATCTACAGCCATGCCAACCTCCTATATTTTTCGGCGAGATAAGTCGCCGATTCACACATACCGACATTCTGCTGGGCATACCGGTTGGTTTTGTCCCCCCGGAGTTCATACCGGAAGGCGATCTCGTTGAGAATAGCCAGCTTCAGGTCGTACGGGATGGCGTTTTTGTACCCACTGGTATAGACCAGTAAGATAGTACCCGTGCTGTTGATCGTCATCGACTTGTATAGATTGCCTTCGATGAGGTAGTCTTCATTCTCCGCCATGGCGATTAGTTCGCCGTTGGAGCTTTTGAGAGTGGCCGATAAAAGAGACTTTACAGGTCCGTAAGGCAATTCAAACACGTTGTCATTGTCCCGGATATCCAGGTAGCCGGACGGATCCGACAGCCGGATATTGTTCTCGATCTTCAGGGTCGCGGTAATAGTCTTTTCGACCAGACTGATATGGCAGTAATTCTCGACGGATTGCCGGGCTCCCGGGATCAAAATGCCGGTAAGATAATCGTCGTCCTCGGTATGGGAAATGTAACAATGGGCTTTCGCCTCGGAAAGGGAAACTGGCTCCTGCCCTACGTAGGATTCTTCCTGGTCGATATCGGTGAAGAAGTTTTGAAGCATCGTCCCTTTATTTTGCGTTTTGGATGAAGATTTCCAATTCCTGGTATTCCCTGAGAGGATCCAGTTCGCGGGACCGACGCTTACATATTTCGCTTTGGCGAAGATACTCCTTTTTTTTATCCAGCTTCCTAATTTCTCGGACCCAGCCGTCAATGTCGTCCCGTTCGATGAATATTCCTGCATCGCTGGCGTTTTCCTTCAATCCGAAAGTAGGCGTGCAGATAACCGGGATGCCGTTGCACATCGCCTCGGTGCAGGTCATGCCCCAGCTCTCATATTCCGACGGCATGAGCAGGAGGCGGGTTTGTCGATAGATGGGCAGGATGTCCGGGGTGTTGTCCAGCAGGATGACATTGGGAAGATCCTCGACAATCTGTGGATCATAGCTCCCTTTCACGCCCAGGAAGACTTTATCCGGCATGCGCCGGGCAATCTCGTAGAAGATGCGGCCCCCCTTGTTCTCGTTCAGGTTGATGAGGGTGATGTAATTGTTATTGATCGGGTTTTCGGCTACGTCGTACCGGCGCCAGTCTACCGGCGGATGGAGGACCATGCTGGGATGAGGATATTTCAGCAGATCGCGGGCATAGTTGCTGTTGTAGATGATGTTCATCGGCAATGTCCCCCGACTGGCGCAGGCGTATGGGTGCGTATTATGCACGATGAAGAATACTGGCTTCCTGTAGATTTTGCAGATGTTGGTCGTCCAGTTGGTGTATTCCAAGTGTGTAAATACCCGGTCGGCCCAGAGAATGTGCGTCTCAAGGTTCCGGATAGGTGGCCATACCTGCACACCCTCATATTCGTACATCTGGGTGATCTTGTGGTGGTTCGCCTGGTGCAACAGAACTCGGACCTGGTGGCCTTTGCTGATGAGGTATTTGGCCATGTTGTGGATGTAATATTCCCCACCGCAGTTGTGAATGGGGGGATAGAGGTGGACGGAGAATAGGAGCTTCATATAACTATCGCATTTTCAGGGTACAAATCCTTTGTTTCGGGCAATTGGCCCCAGGCTGGGCCGAACCAATTCGACGGGCAGACGATCTTTTTGTCGGGTGCTTCACCCAGGATAGCGGCCATGAGGGAAAAGGAGGAATTGCCGGTGATGAAATGCCGGGCCTTCTTCATGAACCGGAAGTCATCGAGATAGGAGCCGCCAACGGACAACGCGCAGGGGATGCCCGTTTCTTCTTCCAGGCGGATACAGAGGCCGGCCGCCATATCTCGCTCATCGCTGTAGACGGTTGCGCGCTCAACAGGTCCTATTGCTCGCAGAGCGGCGATATAATAGTCAGCCGTCAGCCGCGGGTGATACCGGTCGTCATAGTCTCCCAAGCGCCAGTGGATGGCTACTGCGTCGCTCTTCTCCGGCTCATCCTTCATCGTGAAGTAATGCCGGACTGTTCCCATGCAGTGCTTGAAATACTTTTCTGACTGGAAATGTCCTGAGATGCTGACGTTGTCGGGAATGGAGATGTGAGGGTGATATCCCCAAGAGACCGGGAAGTCGGGAAGGTGGCCGTCGAACCGTGGCAGCGGATGCTTGAAGTATTTTTGAACTTCTATGTCCTCGGTACTTCCGAAGCGTTCAGCGTGATCGTGATTTTTCCACTCCGGGAAGCCAAACGCGTAGCCCCGCTTCATGGCGATGCCAATGGTCCCGGCAATTTGAAACAGGCCGTTGGCAAATCTGCCGTAACGACCCAGCGTTGAACAGGTCAACATGCGGCGACAGGCCGCAGGGGTTTAAGACTTACATATTACAACCAGGACCGATCAAAGAAATCATCCGGGTTAGAAAAGCCATCACCAACCACCTCAGGGAATAGCAGCCGGTATTTATTCAGCAGGAAAACACAGTTGCCTTTGTGCGCCAGCAGGAAATATCCTTTGCAGATGCCGAGCATCACCATAGCCGAGAAGGACGATCCGCGCGAACCGGGGACAACTACTTCCGGCGGGGCGATCCCGCTATTTACCTCTATCACCACCACGTCGGCAATGCCGGCATAGGCGTTCCACAGGTGGAAGTCATCATTGTCTACGTCGATGGACAGAAGGTTGAGCTTTTGCGGCACCAGAGCGTTGATATTGGCGGCAGTCACCGGCCCGAAATGCAACTCAGCCGGCTTCCCCATCGTATTGTCGATGAGCGCTTTGGCATGGGCGGGATTGGCTTCAATGAACTTCCCCGTCCAGCCTTGTTCCAAGAGATAGTAGGAATTGCTGCAGTACTTGCCGTCTGCCGCACCGAATTCGCAGAACGTCCCTTTGTCGATCTTCAGTCGTCGAAAGATTTCCCCCAACAGGCCGTCTTCGCCATTCTGGGAATGCACGTCTGCGCCATACTGGGCGTAGAAATTAACCGGTTTTGTCATTGTTTGATTCATCGTTCATTTGGATATAACAGGGCTGACAAAGGCGGAAATTGACCCGCTCCCGCTCTTCCCCGATGATAAATTCCATTTGGTACATTCGGCCTTTGATGGGTTCCTGGCACTCCCGGCATAGCTTGCCGTCGCTAAGCAGTTCAACCCATTCAATACCGAACCGGAAGGCTAAGGCCATTGGTCATTGCGTTTACGATGATGGTTCAAAAGTACGGGATATTTATCCCCTTCAAAACCACTTCGCAGATGCCCGGCCGTTGTCGTTGGAAACCAATGCAATCGGTAGCCATATTTGATCTGCAAACAGCACAATATCGACTGGTCCCAGCGGTGTTCGCGGAAGGTCGGTATATTGGGTAGGAAGCTGGCCTCATTGTCGATCATGCCCGGGATTATGGACCAGCCGTACCATTCCTGAATGAAGCGGCGGGCTTCCGGGGTGACGCGGACGAAGAAGGTGGAGGCTTGGACCTGAGGGGCAAATGAGACCGGACAGCCTTTATCAATTCCGTCATATCGGTGAGCGGGCAGGATTGATTGCAAACAGTCCATTTTGCACCACTCCAGATGCCGCCACCCATTCGAAAAGAAAAGGATGTCCTGATCCATTGCCGTGATCGGCCGCCGCATATCCCCTACCCATTCATTTCCGGCGTCGCAGTAGACGAGGATATCGCCGTCCTTTAGCCTGCACATCTCCCGGTGGACGATATAGGGCTTCCAGCAATAGTACCCGGCGCCAAAGGCGTGCTTGAGGACGTCGGCCATCGTCTCGCGAAACTCCGGAGATAGATCGTTCGGAGTCCAGATGCTGTAACTATCCGCTCCGTGCTTCATGGCTGATTCGGCGCACTTCTGCGCGCTGATGGTCATATTGTGATCGGTGAAGGTGACGAGTTTAATCATTTTTTAAACCAGATATAAATGTGAACTTTTTTAAATAAGAAAATATAGTCTGTTTCCCACCCTGTAAATGGGAGAACAAAGAGCATAATGGAATATCCGTTAGTCTTGTAGCCGACGAGTGATTTTGAGTTCTCGCCAGCGGGACTCCATATTTCCGTTGTATGCCGAACAATACGGAAGAAAAATATCTGCAATGTTCTGTTTGCTATTTCCAGTCCACTCATGACTTCATTATTTGATTCCCTTTTTCAAATGCCCCGGTATAGTCCGTCTCAGTCCCCCACAGATCCGAGATGCCCGGCCGCTGATAGGCGACCATCGGATTTACCAGGTAGGCGTTCAGCTTCGGGAGCATGGTCTCGGAAAGCCACGCATCATACATCGACACGCCATCATACGCGCAGGCGACCCGTTTAGCGGCCTCCCGGGTATAGGCGACCGCATGTGTCGTCCAGGCCGCCCGGACCCGAAAAAGCCGGTCGGAGACGCGCACAGGAGGCCTTTCTGTGATGTTGGCTCCCAGGAAAAGCATATCCCAGTCGGCTGGCAATTCCGAAAGGGCGCCCTGCAGTCCTTCGTCTCCGCGGAAGATCACATCGTCTTCCAAGGCCAGCAGAACCGGTTTGCCGCTGGCAATAAACGTCTTCAGCATGGCGTACTGGCTCAGGCAAAAGGACCTCAACGGCTGATCGGCCGGCAATGCTGCAAACCGGCGGACTGTGGTCAACCCTACCCTTTCAAATTCGTCAGTTGCCTGTTTCCAGCGGTCCGGTCGGCTGTCCTGGTTCAGGCAGTAGATTTCCGGGAAGAAGATCCAAGCGC